GTTACAGCAGCTACACCACGTGTTTATGCACAACCACGTGTAGCTCCAATGACATCAGCACAATATCTAGAAGCTAACATTAAGGCGGCTCTAGGTGATGATAATGCTCGTCAGCTTGTACGCGCAGCTGATGATTCAACATCAACCAACACTGGCTTGACACTTCCACAACACCTAAACACCTTCATTACTGACACCTTCTCAGGTCGTCCAGCATTCGAAGCTGTAACACGTCAGGCTCTAATTGAGAACGGAATGTCTTTTACCGTTCCACGTCTTTACACAAACGCAGCATCTGCTGACGTTGCACCAACAGTTGCAGATACGAATGAAGGCTCAGCACCATCTGAGACTGGCATGACATCAGCCTATGACACTGTAACCGTTAATAAGTTCAGTGGATTAAACCGAGTCAGTTTCGAACTCATCGACCGTTCATCTCCTGCATTCATGGAGCTTTTGATGGTCGAGCTTCGTAAAGCTTACGAGAAGGCCACTGACGCTGCTCTTATCGCTGCGTTTATCGCAGACGGAACAACAGCTACTTCAACCGCTGCAACCGCAGCTGGTCTACAGAGCTTCATCTCAACAGAAGCCGCTGCTGCATACAAGGGAACTGGTGGAGATTTCGCCAACAAGCTTGTAGCATCAACAGACCAGTGGGCAGCTATCGCTGGATACGCAGACACCACAGGTCGTCCGCTTTACTCAGCCGCAGCCCCAATGAATGCTGCTGGTGCAGTTTCACCATCTTCCGTAGTTGGTTCAGTTCTTGGAACTGACCTCATCGTGGACCACAACATCAGCGCATCTGGAATCGTTGATAACTCAGCATTCCTAGTTGCACCTGGTTCTGTATACGTATGGGAGTCTCCAACAACCAACCTACGCGTAAATGTTCTTACAAGCGGCGAGGTAGAAATCAACCTTTACGGATACTTGGCTATTTATGTAGCTAAGTCTGGTAAGGGTGTTCGTAAGTATAACCTCACCTGATAAGTAAGTAATCGAGTTACCCCAGCAGCTCAGCCCTAGCTGCTGGGGCTAACATAAGAAAGGAAACCATGCCAGCCACATACGTAACTGAAGCAGAACTTCGTGCTGCTCTCGGAATTCAGGCTTTGTATACATCGGCAGTGGTGGAAGACGTCTGCCAAGCGGCAGAAAACATTGTTAAGGGTAAATTAAATTTTAATCGTCAAGTAGTTATTGCTCGTAGCAACGAAGCAAGTGTCGGAAAACTTTACTTGCAGTACGAGCACACATTTTATGTCGGTCAGACAATTACCGTAGAAAATTGCGGTCAGCATTTCAATGGTACTCACACTATTACAGAAATTTCAGAAAAGACAATTACTTTTGCAACAAACCATCTAACTACTATTCCTAAAAGCGATGTCATACCTTACGGCTATGCTTATGATGGTGAATTTACAGATTTTGGAGCACTAGACGAAGTACGTCAAGCAACATTAATGATTGCAGTAGATATATGGCAAGCGCGACAGGCATCTAACGCTGGTGGTATTTCACCAGACTTTCAGCCTTCACCCTATAGAATGGGTAATACCCTTATGGCCCGTGTACGCGGGTTACTTGCGGACCACTTAGCTCCAGGCGGTCAAGTCGGGTAATGTCAGCTATCTCTACCCTACGTGGAACAATCGCGGCTGCACTAAGTGATAATGCGGTCTGGCAGGTGTTCTCTTTTCCACCTGCCACGCCGCTTGTAAATTCAATAGTCATAGAGCCAGGCGACCCATACATTGAACCGTCTAATGACCATTACAAAACTGTTAAACCAAAAGTAAATTTTAAGCTTATTGTCCTTGCTCCTATGTTGGATAATCAGGGAAACCTAATAAACATAGAAGACTATTACCTAAGTATTGTGAACAAACTAGAAGCATCTAATCTTGCTTACAGTATTGGCACATTCGCACCACCACGTGTTTTATCTGGAACTCCAGGTGAAATGCTGGCTGGTGAAGTAACCATTTCAATCTTGTCAGACTGGAGCTAACATGGCAGATAATGACAAAGAGCGCGAGGCCTTCCTTATCAAAATCGGTCAGGTAAAGCCAGCTGCTAAAAAAGAAGAAAAACAACCTAAGAAAGACGAGGAGTAATCATGGCGATTACGCTAAACAATAAAGTCGGACTAAAAATTGCTTCCGTAGATTTGTCCGACCATGTGACATCCGTCACATTGAATCAGGCATTTGATGAGCTAGAAGTGACCGCTATGGGCGACACTGCACACAAGTTCGTCAAGGGTCTAGAGTCCGCAACAATCACCGTGTCGTTCTTGAACGACCAAGCAGCTGCATCAGTTCTTGATACATTGTCAGATGCTTACGGTACAACAGTAGCTTGGAAGCTAATTCAGGATAAAGTAGCAGCAGTATCAGCTACAAATAAGCTCTGGACTGGTGATTTGTTGGTGAACAATTTAACACCGATTAACGGTGCTACAGGAGATATGGCCACTATGGACATCACGTTCACTGTAAACTCAGCTGTAACAGTTGCCGACACAGGCACCTGGTAATAATTAGATAGGGGCAAAACATGGCACGACTAAAGGTAACTAGGGCAGATGGAACTGAATCCATCCATGAGATTACACCAGTAATCGAGTACGCTTTTGAGCAGCACACAAAGAAGGGGTTTTATCGCGCCTTCCAGGAAGACCAAAAGCAGTCCGACATTTACTGGCTTGCCTGGGAGTGTCTACGCAGAAGCGATGCTCCAGACGTTAAACCGTTCGGAGACAAGTTTCTAGAGACTTTGAAGGCTGTTGAAGTCTTGGGTGATGAATACCCAAATGGCTAACGCGTGATACCTGGACTTACCGTATAGCAGAACTATCGGTGAATCTGGGTATCGCGCCTAGCGAGTTCATTAATATGGATAGGGATTTACTAAAAGCTATCCATGCCGTACTAGCTAAGCAAGCGGAAGATAGGAAAAATGCCAGTCGTAGTAAGCGGAATTCCAGAGCTTAAAAGAGCTCTGAAACAATTCGCGCCTGACCTACGTAAGCAGATGGACGCCGAAATCCGCACTGCATTAAAAGACGTCATAATTGCAGCAGAAGCTAAAGTCCCAGGGAATGCTCCTGGTGGCTTGTATAACTGGCAGGATAATGGCGTAGAGTCTGTTAGCAGGACTTCTAAATTCAGACCGTTTCCTAAATATAATTCCAGTGAAATTAAAGATGGTTTAACCTATTCACTTGGAGCTCGTAAGCGTAACTCACAAGGCTTCAGCGGTCTTTATTCATTATTTAACAAATCAGCGGCAGGTATGATTGTAGAGTGGGCTGGCCGCATTAATCCTGGTGGACGTCCACAAATGGGTAATCATGGAAGTAAATCTACACAGGTCTATGGTCGTTCTAATAACCCTGATGCAGGTCGCCGCTTCGTAGGTGCTATGAACGGTGTCGGACCATTGAAACAGTACGATAAATTCGAGCGTGGTCGCGGACGCTTGCTTTATGCAGCTTACGCTGAGAATCAAGGTAAGGCATTAGACGCAACATTTAAGGCGATTGACAAAGCCGCTAAAGCTTTGAATGCTCGTACAAAAGTTAGGAAGGCTGCGTAATGGCTGAGGTCCGCATAGATATAGCTTCCGAATTTAAGGAAGCTGGATTTAAGAAAGCGCAAAAGTCTACTGACAAGCTTAATAAAAGTTTTGATGGTTTAGCCCGTCAAGCTCGCAGAACATTTATAGCCATCGCTGGCTTCCAGGCGTTAAAAAAGTCCGTTCAAGCTTTTATTGCAGAGGATAAGGCAGCGGTCAAGCTTGCTCAATCATTACGTAATTTAGGCCTGGCTTACAACACTTCAGCCATTGAAGATTACTTAGAGAAGACTGAGAAAGCTACTGCGATAAGCAAGGATGAACTATCTCCTGCAATTACTCAGCTCATCTCTACAACACTAGATGCTAAACAATCTATGCAGCTCCTTAGCGTTGCGATGGATATTTCGGCTTCTACTGGTAAAGATTTAGGTTCAGTTACAACCGCATTAAGTCGTGCCTATAACGGTAACTATGCGTCATTAGGCAAGCTACAGACTGCCTATACCACTGCTGAACTTGAAGCGATGGGTTTTAACACAGCTATAACAACACTGTCTAGACAATTCGCTGGCTCAGCTGCGGCTAACGCTGACAGCTACGCAGGTAAGGTAGAACTGTTAAAAATAGCTTTTGGCGATGCGTCAGAGGAATTAGGCAAAGGAATTATTGGCGGCTTAGAGCAGCTCAATAACGGTAATTACACTAAAGGCCTAGAAGCGATTGTTAAAATTGGTGGCTTCATCGGTGATGTCTTCCGCCGCGCTGGATTGACCATCCGCTATACAAAAGAACTACTTTCTACTGGTTTCCGCATTGATGAAGAAGAACGCCGCAAGCTAGAGGAAATCAGAGCTTTATTTGATAATCCAATGGCTGCTGCCAATAGAACAGCTAACAATCCAGCGGCTAACCGTAAATTCCTAGCTGACATGAAAAAGCAGCAGGACCTACAAAAGAAGATTGAATTAGACCGTAAGAAGGCTGCTGCCTTAGCTGCTAAAACTGAGAAGGAAAGAGCTAAGCGTGAGAAAGAAGCTCTACAGCTAAAACGCGCTGGGACTGTATTCGATTTAGAAAACATCCAGATTATTGCGGCTTTACAGAATCGCGTAACCGAGGAAAACCGTCTACGTCTTACAGCTTTATTGGCTATTCAAAATGAGAACGCAGACGCAGCAGACAAGCTAACCCAGGCAGTGCTGCTAATGCAGAGCCCAATGCTCAACAACTTGGGCATTACTGTTAAAACAGGTGATAACGCTACTGATGTCATTAATAAGATTATTAATGCTCAGACAAAGCTATTTTTGCTTAACACTGGCATAGCTAACTTACCTAAGGCTAAGAATCCATTTGAAGACTGGGATACCATCCTAGATAGACTTCTAGGCAAGATTAACGCCATCAAAAACGCTATTAACGGCTTCGGGTCTGGTAATGGCGGCGGTAATGGCGCAGGTGGCTCAGGTGGCGGCGGTTCAGCTGGTGGCGGTAACGGTGGTGGTGGCGGCGGTTCTGGCACTG